GTTGATGTAATGGCCATATTAAATACCTTTAATTATTTTTGCTATATCTTCACTACCTTGACCAGATAAATCTTGTATCAAAGTGGCTTTATAAGATTTTATAGCATTTTTTATATAAATCAAACAAACTTGGTAAATCATATCTCTATATGCTTTAGCTTGTTCTTGTATATAAGGATCCTGGCTTTCGCTATGGCTTACTATTTTATCAGTAAGTCTTTCCGCCCAAAACTCTGGTGGATGACCACCATAATTAGTGGTTTTTGCTTCTATAATGCCTAATCCAGGTACTCCAGCAGGAGTTATATGATCTACCATTTTTTTGGTTCAGGAGACATTAAATGTGAATCGTATCTATCTATTAGTACAGGTTGATGTACTTTTTTCTTTATATCTAAATTATTTAATTTTTCAACCTTTAAGCCCTCGGAGTCAGACATAACAACTAATGGATTTGATAACCTATGATAACCATATAGTTTTTGTTCTGCTGGTACGTCTGTATCTAGTAAACCAGACGTGCTTGCTACTTCTACTTGCATACCTGCTGAAATACATTTGCTTAACCAAAACTCAGTACAACCTCTTCCTGCTTCTGCAAAATGTAAGTTGCCCTTGTATGAAAAATCTACACCAAACATTTTTAAAACAGCAACCTCATTCCATAGTGCAAACGCTATAGAATAAGCAACCGTATTATTAAGGTAATAGCAATTAGTGTCTTTAATTACCTCTTCTATTGGATAATCAACTAAACCTGGGCATCTGTCATCTAGCTCACATGTATATATAGGACCTTTGTGTTCTTTTAGCATTTTAGCCATACTATCTGTTTGACCACCAGCATCTTCTGTATCTAAGAACCTAGATGCAGGATCCATCATAAACACTCTATCGTGAAATATTACACTAGCCACACCATTTATAGCCCAGACTTCATCAAAGTGGACTCCGTGTGATTTTGCAAGATTATAATCAAACCAGCTTTTGCCCATACCAACTATGGCTACTGATTTACCCTTCAGACTTTCAATTTTTTCCATGTATTTTTTAAGATACCGTAGACCTCAATGAATCATACCGGTACTCATCTCTCCTTCCGCGAGCTTCTGCAAGATTTTTCAATCTAGTTATTTCAAGTAAAAAGCGTTGCTCGTACTGCTGTTGCATGTCACTTTCACCCTTTAAAAATATATTAGCTTCCACTAATGAACCATATAGTAAGGCATTTCTTGCATTCTGTGAAATCCAGGTTCCTGTAGTGTCTAAAACTATTGAATTTGGTTTGTAGAGATAGTGTAATTCTACATTGTAAGATTGGTCTGGAACTGGGCTTACAATTAATGTAGAGCCATTGTTAGAGGCTGTAGAGAGTTCTTTATCAAAATCTGCATAATATAAAGGTCTTGCTCTTTCAGTTAAAGCTGTTGGATCTACAGCGTACTCACGCATGAATGTAGTATGTTTCTTGTCTAAATAATGGTAATCACCATCACCATCTATTACAGCTAATGAAAATGACATTTGAAAATCAGTGGGAGCTGTTAAATAGGTATTACCAGCAGTCAATACACCAGTAACATTTTTACGAAAGTAATCTAGTTGTATTAGTTCAAATATTCTATCTTCTGCATTTTTAATAAAATCATCTAACGTATTAACAAAAGTAGTTTCTGAGTTTTGTACGTAGTTTTGTATTAATGTTTTAAGTTCTGCTAGTGTCATGTTATAACTATTGTAACCTCACCTAATCCACCTGTCATCTTTGGTACTACAAAGTTTGTTGGTAGCGTGGAGGGATTCATAAAATCTGGTTTAAAGTTATTAGAATTAACAACAACAACAAAACCCTCACCTTCTTCTTGGTCATTGTTAGGTCTTGGCTTGTATAGTGCTTCTGGATCTGCTTTAGCAGTAAGTGGTTCTAACTGTGGATGTTTGGGTTCATAGCATTCAGAACAAACCTTTGCACCATTCCATTCTTGTTTTAATTCACTTAGTTTGTATTCAAACGCACATCTATCGCATAAAGCACGTGCAAACTTACCTAAAGCGTAAGCCATTTTAATTCATCCTGGTGTAAGGTCTTACTCTAAACGAAGCTCTGTCTTCATCTTGATCTGCTGCTCTACGGAACTCTTCTTCGTATATAGCTTTTAATTGTGGAGTAAGCTGTGGATTTTTTTTTAATGATATGTAATAAGCTAAACCTGCAACAAAGCATGGGTAAAACCTAAAAGGCATATCCATGGTGTTTGTAGCCTTATCTGCATCATCCATTCTTACTATTTTGTTAAATACAAGAACGTCTGTACTGTTTTCAGGAGCAGGCCATACTTTTAATACTGGCGTAGATAACTTGTCAAAAAAGAACTGTGATGGTCTAGCTTTGGTAGTTTTGTTAGGAATATTAATAAACTCAGATCTACTTACTCTACTAATGCTTATATCTGTTGGTACACTGTTTACTGTTCTACGAACTACAACGTCTAGTACATCAATAATATTTGCGTGGAGAGGGTAATCATTTTGCCCTTCTACAACTGTTTCTGTTCCTTGTTCTATAGTCCATTGGTTCAAACCACGATTAGCCCATTCTGCTAGCATAAGATTTACACTGCGAATAGCAGTTTTTAGGTCATAACCTGTTCTAAGCTCCAAACCACAGCGTTCATAAGCTTCTTCAATAAACTCAGTTACGTTTGGTTCAAAATTTGTGCTACCTGATAATGCCATTATTTATTATCCTCTTGGTTATACAAATTATCAAATGTTATGTTTGGATCTATATAACTTTCATGTTGTTCTGCTGAATGTGTCCATTGTGAAGGCATAAAGTCTGGTGCTCCTTCACCTACACGCCATAGAGCAGGATTTGTTGCTCTTACTCTATTATTAGGTAAAGCTACAAAATTACCAGTATATTCACCAGCATCTGTTAAATATAACACATGTGATTGTTTATGTTGAGCGGGATCATCAGCAATAGAGTTTTCAGTGTAATCTACAGTAAACAAATATTTACCCATGTGAAACTCACCACCTATTTTACAAAGCCAGGGTGATGAACTTACTCTATCTAAAACTACAACAGAGTGATCATGACTTAAACAATCCCAAGGTTGAGCTAAATGATCTTCCATAGCAGTAGGCCATTCTTCTAATGGTATATCTGCAACTAATCCTTGGATTGGCATTCTTGCCCACATAGCACCACCATGAACATTTGGTGCATCTTCTTCATTATCTATTTCACATCCAGTAAAAACCACTTGAAAGGATAAAGATCTATCTGGAATTGTATTAACACCTATAACGAGAGCATGTAGATACTCACCGTGGTAGTTACTGTGGTTGGCTGTAAATTCTTTTCTTACCCAACACTTAAACTGAGGTATGTTAGAAATTAAATATGACATTTAAGGTGCAAATTAAACTTTGCCGCCTTTTGACATATATTTAGTTCCTTTCATGGCACCACCTTTGGCCATGTACTTGGTGCCCTTCATAGCACCGCCTTTCGCCATATACTTAGTGCCTTTTGTTGCACCGCCTTTAGCCATATATTTAGTTCCTTTGACAGAACCGCCCATTGCATAACCTTTTGTTCTTTTAAACATTTTATTTCTCCTAACTTATTGTAGTTACTTTTCTTTTCTGATCCATAACAGATCCACAACCCTTGGCTATGAAACCACCATTTTTCTTTTTAACTCTATTTTGTGCAGCCATAGATTTTTCAATAGCTTTAGCTCTTTTTTCTTCATAAGAGTTAATTTTACCATCTTTGTTAAGATCTGCTTTTTTTGGGTTTTTTAATTTTGCCATAATATTATTCTATCTTAATCTATTCGTCATAACAATTCCTTGACCTCGTATTGTTCTTTTTACTACAGGCCCACCACCACTAAGTTTATTAGAAACCATAATTGGTTTACCTTTACGATTAGGATTTGGATCTTTTTTTCTTTTACGTGCTACAAGCTTTGCTCTAGCTTCTTTTGACATACCTTCTGCTTTTTTACGAGGCAAGCATTTAGGTTTACCCTCTGCTTCTTTTTTGCTACCACATGATCCTAGTATAGATCCGTCAGATCCAATTCTAACCCAGTCTTCATCTAACCATTGTTGTAGCTGTCCCATTATCTTAATCTATTTTTCATAACAGCACCTTGACCTCTAATTACAGGTCCACCAGTGGATTTCTTAGTTCTCTTAGATTTTTTTGCGTAATTTGGGTCTTTGCAATATTTGGATGCAGCAAGGTTGGCATAGGCACTTGGATAAACATCAAAAGTTCTTTTAGCCCAAGCTTTACCTTCTGGACAAATTTTACCTTTACTTTTTGCTTTAGCCATCTAACAATCCCAGTCTCTTCTAGCCCAGTAGTTAGCACTACATCTATCACTTTTTATTCCGCTACTTCTAGCACAGTATGATTTTTTTCTTGATGCGGTATTTTTGTGCATACCCATTTTTGCATCGCCAAAAGTAATTCTTTTGACTCTACTACTTTCACTACTACAGTTCTTAACAAAAACTTCTTTTCGTTTCTTACCATATCCAGGACTACCTTTTGGGATAGCCCTGGGTCTATTTAAAGTTACTGTTTTGCCTTTATATTCAGCCATTCATCTTAGCTGTAATCTTTAATTAAAGTTAAGACTATAACGTAAGAATCTCCGCTTGAGGCACCAGTTGTGGTCAACTTAATATCTCCTGTTTTACCAGAAGCCGCAGCGGTATTTTGTATACCGCCAAAGTCTGTAAAATCTTCATCTGTTGTATAGTCTGAATTAAGATCCCAACATATAGTATTGGTAGTAGCGTGCCATAAAAGTTTTACGCTCATTCCAAAAGTAGAATAAACAATTCTACCAAGCTTAACGCCTGTACAAGTTTGACCATTAGCAGTGTTAGCAGCTAACGCACTAACATCTACCTTTGTGACTGCACTTTCACCAGTACCATCAGATGTATTAGTTAGCTGTATAACAGCTATTCTATTACCATCTTGTATTGTTGTTGAGGTTACTGCGTCTGCCATAATTTACTCCTTATGCGTCAGCAAATGGAGTTACCACAGTACCAGATGCAAGGTTAATACCTTCTACCGCGTACTTGGCTGCACCTATTGCTGTAACTTTAATGATTGTTCCAACTATTCCGCCTTTAGTTGAACCATTTAAAGTTATAACATCGTTGCTTG